ATATAGAAGCGTATAACAACGTTTGGGAAGGTATTCCACGTCAAACGATAAATGGTGCCATCTTTGCTAAAGAAGTCACTATGGCTGAATTACAAGGCCGTATATGCAATGTTCCATACGATGCAATGAAGGGCGTTCATATTGTGTTCGATTTGGGGTTCAACGACCATACGGCCATTTGGTATGTGCAACTGTTCCCAACTGAAACCAGGCTGATACGTTACGAAGAAGATAACCAGCAAACCATAAGCTATTGGTTGGCCAAGATTCAATCCTATGGCTACATGATTGATACGATTTGGTTGCCGCATGATGCCAAAGCCCATTCCTATCAAACTGGAATGACGATTGAACAAATTGTCCGGCAAACAGGGCATAGAACTAAAGTGTTAGATAGAGTGCCTGTTGTAGATTCTATTAACGCGGCAAGAACAATATTCCCTAAATGCTATTTTGATAGGCAAAATACGGAAGAAGGCTTACAATGTTTACGTCACTACCGGTACGAAGTTGACCCCGAAACAAAGCAATTTAGCCAAAAGCCATTGCACGACCATTACTCGAACGGGGCCGATGCCTTTCGGTACATAGGACTTATGATTAACGAACCAAGGAAAGTGGTCAAAAAGACCGTTCCACACGTTCAATCCAGTTGGATGGGCTAGATATGACTGAATCGCAATACGATGATTATGACCCTAGAATTGATGATGCAAAGCAATTCCTACGTTTTGCGGCAGATGCCGATACTAATAACCGTTCAGAAGCATTAGATGACCTAAAGTTCGCCGGTGGCGACCAATGGCCAGTAGAAATCCAAAATAGCCGTAGCGTGGAATCGCGCCCATGCTTAACAATCAATAAAGTTGATGCGTATATCCGTCAACTATGCAATCAGCAACGCCAGCAACGCCCAAGGATGAAAGCCCACGGGATGAACAATGAAACTGACGAACAGTTAGCCGACATTGTTACTGGTATGTGCCGTCACATTGAGAATCAATCTAATGCCGACCATGCTTATGACACCGCTTATGAATCAGCAGTTCGTATGGGATGGGGTTTTTGGCGTGTAAATACACGTTATGTGAATGAAAAGTCGTTTGACCAAGAAATCTGTATTGATACGATTGATAACCCATTTACAGTCTATTTTGACCCTAATTCCGTATTGCCGGACGGTTCAGATGCCGAAAAAGTATTAATTACAACGGTAATCCCTAAAGAAAACTTTAGAGCAATGTACCCTGATGCTGAAGATGGAAGCGGATTTACCCAGCGTGGTACTGGTGATAGTGATGCTGAATGGGTAATGAAAGAAGATATTCGCCTGGCTGAATACTTTTATACCAAGATTGTTAATGCAGACCTAATCCTATTGTCCGATGGCACCCACGTTTATGAAGATGAAATGCCAAGCGAAAAGGTTTTAGAATCTGCCGGCATTTATGAAGTAAGCCGACGCAGTTCATGGCGCAAAGAAATCCATTGGTGCAAGCTAACTGGTATGCAAATCCTTGAAGAAGGCAAATGGGCTGGAAAATACATTCCAATCGTGCCTACTTATGGTCAGCAATTGGTTATTGAAGGCAAACGTAAGAAATTTGGTTTGGTTCGTATGGCCAAAGACCCACAACGTATGTACAACTTTTGGGTTACATCCATTACTGAAAGCGTTGCCCTCGCGCCCAAAGCCAAATGGATTATGGCTGAAGGTCAAGATGAAGGCCACGAAAACGAATGGGCACAAGCTAATACCAAAGCAATGTCTTATCTGCGTTACAAGCAGACAGATACCGATGGCGTACCAGCACCACCCCCAATCCGTCAAGCACCGGAACAACCGCCAGCCGGAATTATGGCCGCGGCCGCTGGAATTAATGCTGATTTGATGGCCGTGGTGGGTATTTTTGACCCATCACAACTGCCACAAGGCCCAATATCCGGTAAAGCATTACAAGGTCAACAGATGCAAGTTGACATGACCAATTATCATTATTACGACAATTTGACCCGTTCAATTGCCCATACTGGCCGCATTATTCTTGATTTAATCCCCAAAATTTACGATAAAGAACGTGTAATGCGGATTATTGGTGATGATGGCAAGCCAAAGATTGTCACAATTAACCAGCAAGGCAAAGACGAAAGCGGCATTGATAAGGTTTTGAATGACGTGACCGTTGGCGAATACGACATTGTGATGGAAACTGGCCCTGGATATAGCACTAAACGCCAGGAAGCCGTGGAATCCATGATGCAAGCTCTGACTGCTAATCCGAACCTATTTGGTCAGATTGGTGACTTGGTATTTAGAAATATGGACTTCCCAGGTGCAGAAGTTATCGCAGACCGCTTGGCTTCTATCAACCCATTGGCCCAAATTGACGACCAATCCAAGATTCCGCCACAAGTTCAGATGCAAATCAAGCAAATGCAAGATGCGTTGCAACAAATGGGTCAACAGAACCAACAATTGCAAATGTATATCAAGCAACGCCAGGATGTTGAAGAAGTTAAACAAGGCCATGAAGATAGACGTGCCATGCTTAATGCTCAAGTCAAGGTTAATGACCAAAATACCAGGTCAGTTACTAGCCAAAACAAGATGGAAATTGATGCGCTTATGGAACTTATCTTGCATCACATGGACACCGCCAAGCTTGAAAGAGAAATTGAAGCACGGAATAAAGAACAGTATGGTTTTGCAAATCAAGCAACTGGTAGTTTGCAACCAACTAATGTTGCACAACCGCAGTAAAGTGTTGTATAGTTAAAACAACCTACCGATGGGTTCATCGGGCAAATTCTTGGAGTGAAGTCCATGTCAGAAGCAAATGTAGCAGAACGTTTGGCAACAAACGTAGTAACAAATGATAATTCAGCAGATTTTTATGCTGGGAAATTAGGTTTAGCTACCGAAGAAAGCCCAACTGCGGCTACTGTTGAGGAAACTCCAGTAGAGCCAGCGGCCGAAGTAGGTCAGAGTGAACCAGCCCCATCGGAAGAAAATGCGACCGTAACAGAGGAACCGAAATCTAACCCCAAGTTAGAAAAACGTTTTTCTGAACTGACCAAAGCACGTAAGGCGGCCGAAGAAAATGCGGCACGTGAACGCGAAGCTAGGGAAAGTTTGGAAGCACGTTTAGCAGCTTTAGAAGGGCAACAATCAGCGCCACAAACGCAAACTGCCAATACAAAGCCACAACCTGACGACTATCCGGATGCGTTTAAATACGCTGAAGCGTTAGCCGAATGGTCAGCAAATGAAGCAGTAGCAAGACGTGATAGGGAAGTAAAGCAACAACAAGAACAAGCTAAACAACAGGCAGTATTACAAACTTGGCAACAAAAGCTTGATTCAGTTAAAGCTGAATTACCCGATTACGAAGATATGGTTGCATCATCGACAGTTGCAGTAAGCAATGAAGTGCGTGATGCGATTTTGGAAAGTGATATTGGTCCTAGGATTCTGTATGAACTTGCTTCAGACGATGAATTGGGCGCCAAGATTGCCGGACTATCTACCGCTAGTGCGTTAAAGCTGATTGGGAAGTTAGAAGCGAAGTTTGAAGCGAAAGCCGAAGAACCAGCTACAAGTAAGCCTGTTGCGGTGAAGTCAAATGCACCAAAACCGATTAATCCGATTCGTGGGACAGGCAGTCAAAGCGTATATACAGATGGCGAACAAATCGACTATCAAGCTTGGAAAGCCGGCCGCAAGACAGGAAAGATTCGTTAAGGTAAAAATTTAATTTACATTTAAGGAACTTGCATCATGGCAAATAATTTATTAACCATTAGCAAAATCACCAACGAAGCGTTGATGGTTTTGGAAAACGAACTAACATTCACTTCAGAAGTTGACCGTAACTATGACGACCAGTTCGCAGTAGTTGGCGGCAAAATTGGCGCAACCGTAAACGTAAGACGTCCTGGACGCTTCGTAGGTGCGACAGGTCCCGCCCTCTCGGTCGAGGATTTTAACGAAACTTCTGTACCAGTAACATTGACAACTCAATTCCAAGTTGCGACCCAGTTCACAACACAAGATTTGGCATTGTCTTTGGATATGTTTTCGGATAGAGTGCTGAAACCCGCGGTAGCAACTATTGCAAATAGGATAGACCGTGATGGTCTATTGATGGCTAAAAACAATACTGCAAACATCGTTGGTACTGCTGGTACTGCTCCAACTGGTTTGATTACTTACCTGACTGCGGCCGCTTACCTTGATTCTGAAGGTGCGCCACGTGACGGTCGCCGTTCTTGCATCGTTGAGCCATTCACTTCAGCAACTATTGTTGATAGCTTGAAAGGTTTGTTCGTTCCACAAGAAGCAATTGGCGAACAGTATCGTAAAGGCCTTATGGGTCGCGATTCCGGCGGCATGAATTGGAAAATGGACCAAAACGTTCAAGCACAAACATTCGGTAGCTACTCCGGTGCTACATTGTCTTGTAACGTTACAACTGCAACTGGCTTCTTGACTTCAGGTTGGGCGCAAACTTCTACCATCACTATTGGTGCTACAAGTGCGGCCGCAACATTGAACCAAGGTGATACATTCACTATCGCTGGCGTATATGCAGTTAACCCACAAAACCGTCAAGCTTACGGTTCAGGCAAACTACGTTCATTCGTTGTAACTGCTCCTGTATCTATCAGTTCAGGTGGTACTGCTTCCGTGACTGTTTCCCCAGCCGTTATTACTGCTGGTCAGTTCCAAAACGTTAGCGTAACTTCAACTGGTTCACAGACTGTTACTCCATTTAACAACACCGGTACAACTTCCTCACAAAACATCATCATGCACCGCAATGCTTTTTGCCTTGCTGTCGCTGACCTTGAATTGCCTGAAGGGGTCCACTTCGCGGGGCGCGCCTCTGATAAAGAAATTGGCTTGTCCCTCAGAGTCGTGAGGCAGTACACCATAAATAACGATTCCATTCCTACACGTTTGGATGTGTTGTATGGCTGGGCGCCTTTGTACCCTGAACTTGCTTGCCGCGTAGCATCGTAAGCATTAAATAGCCAGGGGTAACACCCTGGCATTTCAACCATATTTAAGGAATAAAATCATGAGCAATCCAGGACCAGCATCAACCCAAACGATTCATCCATCAAATCTAGCTTCTAACCAAGCTATTCGTTTGTTAGGTGTATTGACTGGCGTAAACGTTAACGCTACTGGCGATAACGCAATTCCAATCCAAAACACAACTAACTTTTCTGTTAGCAACTTTATCGTTACCAATGCTTCTACAAGCTTGACAACGGCAGTTGCGGCAGTTTACCCAGCGGCTAACGCACAAGGTACTGCTATTGTTGCGGCTTCTACTGCGCTTTCAGGCAATACTGGTGCAACAGTTGTTAACCAATTGACAGTAGCTTCTACTGCTACTCAATCAACACAAAACGTATATTTCCGTGTAACTACCGCCCAAGGCGCGGCCGCTACTTGTGACGTTTATGTTTACGGTTACGACTTTAGCAACTACAACTTAACTAACCCTATTGGGGCTTAATTAAGTAAAAAGTAAAGGAAAGGCCGCCCCCAAAAAGGGTGGCTTTTTTTCTATTTAGACTTATAATTAATTATCCTCATTTAAAGGAAAAATCATGTCATCTACTACCGTTACACGTGGCAATGCCCACGAAACTTTTTATATTTCCGTACCTTTGACACCTACCGCAGTTGCAACCGCTGGCGCAACACAAACTTATGCTTTGCCTGGCTTACAAACAACTGACCTAGTATTTGTTCAAGGCGTTGTTGGTTCACAAACTGCTGGTGTTGTTGCCGCTGAAGCTGATTGCTTGGCCGCTAACGTATTGTCTGTTCAATGGGTTAATGCAACTGGTTCTAGCGCAACTCCAGCAACCGGTAATTACATTATCCAAATTACACGTGCTGAAGGCCCATTGCCAGCAACGGCGGTGTAATCATGGCTAATACTTCCGTTTATCGTTTTATTGGACCAACAACGGCTATTACCGTTAGTGGAACATCGTCAACGGCAGTTACCATTACCCCAGGCGGCAACGACCAAATTAACTATTGTGCGTTTCTAAATACTGCTTCTACACCGGTTGCAATTACCATTAGCCCAGTTGTTCAGGGCGTTGGTTCTGCACCGGCGGCAGTATTGCCTACTGGTGGAAATAGTAGCCAATCGTTTGTATTAGGCGTAACAATGTCACAACCTACTGTTATTGCAGTTCCACAGATTTTCTCAATTACCGCAATTGGTACTTCAGGAACCCTGTATGTAATGCCAGTAGCAGACCAATCGTAAGGAAACATTATGGCAAACCCAGGCGTAGCAAATAGTTCAGTAACAAATTTACTGCCGGTACAGGCAACATTTAATACGGCTGGGGCTTGCACCGGTTTGATTGGTCCTGGCGGTGCAGTATTTTCACCACCATTAAGCGGTAATACCGAAAATCCAGCAACTTTGTCTATGGGTGGCAATTTAATTGCTACTTCAAATACATTGCCTACAATTAGTTCAGGATTTGGCACAAGCCCAACAATTACCGCCGTAAGCACTTTTGTATTTAAAATTGTTGTTGGTTCGGGTGGCGCTTCAAGCGGAACTATTACACTTCCAACCGCGCCAAATGGATGGTTAGCTTTTTCCGCTGACGTAACAAGCGGTTCTACATTATTTTTACAATTAACTGGAAGCACAACAACTTCAGTAACATTTACTAGCTTTTCAGTAACAACTGGCGCCGCGGCACCAATGTCAGCAAGTGATGTAATCCTAGTTAACTGTATTGCCTATTAAGGTTTAGTATGACTACACCGTCAAATTCTGCCGTACAGAATTTATTGCCGGTTCAGGCATATTTCAACCTGGATGGCAGTTTTAATACCTTTATTGGACAAGGAAAGCCGTTTTATGCAACGGCTAACCCTATTCAATCAGGTTTAACGATTACTAACAGTACGTTAGATTCAAGCCCAATTGGTTCAATAACGCCTTCTACTGGCGTTTTTACTAATATCAGCACTACAACTGGCCAAATTTCTACCCAACCAAGCGGTGCAACTGATATTGTTAATTTATTGGCATTGCAATCTTATGCCGCTGGCATTAGTTGGAAACAACCAGTAGCTTGTGCGACCCTTGCAAATATCACATTGTCCGGATTGCAGACAATTGATGGCTATACAACTTTAGCCGGCGACCGTGTTATTGTTAAAAATCAATCAACACAAGCCAATAATGGCATTTATATTGCCGCTTCAGGCGCATGGACACGTTCAAGCGATGCAAATACATGGAATGAATTAGTTTCAGCGATTGCTTTCGTAGAATATGGTTCACAAGCCGGTTCTGCATGGTTTTGTACTGTAA